TAACAAACCCGTGCCGGCTAGCTGCCTTTAAGCCACTGTAGTAATAGCGTTTTTCAAGGCTTGGATCTAAACACGCAATCCCAATTTACCGCCTATAAAAAGAGCCGGCGCGACCGGACATAACCCGTCAGCCAGCTTAAAATCCGTTGATATTCAGCTACTTAAGGATCCTCGCTGCTCCCGCGAGTTTACCGCGACGCGGGCGGGAAGTCGACTACAATCAATCGTGGAGTTGCTGGCTCCGTCGACCAAAAATAGGCCCACCACATGATGGAAAGGTCTCCGTCTTCTCTGCAAGGGTGGCGCCTCTCTGACCTAGACGGGTATCGCGTCAACCCGGACACCGGGTGGTTAGCCGCCCGCGGGCGGCTGGCTATCTCCGGCGCCTATTCTTCTGAGCAACCGAGTAGGGTCACACGACAACTGAGCTCGCCGTAGCCGGGAACCGAGAGTTCTTCACCAGCGAGTCGGTGCGGAACCTGACTCATTATTGAAGACGGTGCCCTCGGGACGAGGAGACCGACGGCATGCAGTCGGACGCCTAGGAAGAAAACTCGCCTTAGAGATCGGCATCCCTCCCTCCGCCTATTCCATCCTGTGGGGCCATCGCGTGCAATCACGAACAGAAGCATGACCCGCGACCATTTCCTAAGCCTTGCCCATTATGCCCAATGAGCAGCCGTCTGAAGGTGTTTGGGCCGTGCCGTGTCCGCTGGCGGCAATGGCGTTCCCGCTCCGTTCATGCTATACTAGGATTTGGGCGCGGCTAGACCGACGGATCGAAAACCGGGGCCTGCCTCGGGTCGCTGCGCCCTTTCCCCGGGATCACCTGGCAGAAGTGCTCAATCAATGCCACACCCTTACTGGCTGCAAAGCGCGATCCGGCGCAATCCCAGATCGACAGGCCCGAACCGATTACCGCACCTCCCGAATCTGGCGAAGCCGCAGATCGTGACGGTGGTGCAACCAAAACCACAACAGAAAAGGCGGCCCATCCGGCGCGAAGCGCCCTATTGGGCAATCGGCCGGAAACGCGCGATGGATTGGTCCGAGCAAAACGGATTCCCCGAGCCGGGGGATGGCGGGCAGGCCGCGCTTGAACGCTATGTGGCCGAAGTGCTCGCCATGCGGGGGCATCATCCTGCCGAGTCGACGATCCGTGGATACGTGCGCAAGTGGATCGACGAGTACCGCGCTCGCGTCAATAACGGCTCGCCACGCTGATCTGCACCTAACCTGTTGATCGAGTAGGGCCGATTTGAGCTGAAATTGGCCTTGATTGGCCCAATCGGCCGACTAGCGCCGCGATATATGGAACGATCCCCAGATCAATGATCGAGGGGATCATATGTCTACACCCCTACCGCTCTCTGACGAACTCGCCGACGATTTTTTCTATGGCGCTGCACCATCCCGACGATGCATTGCCCGCCACTATCGGAGGTGAGTGGTCTTGTCAACCCAATCAGCGTCGGCGAAGGCGAGCCTGACACGGCCATGGCCGGCCGAACAGGTCGAGCTGTGGCCGATCGAACGGCTGATACCGTATGCGAACAACCCACGGCTTCACAGCGCGGTCGATATCAAGAGGATCGCCGCCTCCATCCTCAAATGGGGGTGGACCAACCCGGTCCTGGCGGACGAGCACGGCGTACTAATCGCCGGTCACTGCAGGGTCGCGGCCGGCGCGATGTCGGGGCTGACGGTGCCGATCCCGGTGATCGTCGCGCACGGCTGGAGCGAGGAGGAGAAGCAGGCCTATCGCCTGGCCGACAATGAATTGGCGGCGCGGGCGAGCTGGGACCGGGATCTGCTCCGCAACGAGCTGCATGATCTAAAGTTCAGCGGTTTCGACCTGGAATTGATCGGCTTAGAGCCCGACCGGCTTGAGGACATCCTGGCCGGTTTGGGGTCGAGCGGTCTGACCGATCCCGACAGCACTCCGGAAACATCCGAAAACCCGGTCACTCAGACCGGCGACGTATGGCTGTTGGGAGATCACCGGATCGGCTGCGGCGACAGCACCAGCGCGGCGGACGTCGAACCGGTGTTGGCGGGATCGCGGCCTGATCTGATGGTCACCGATCCGCCCTATGGGATCGACTACGATCCGTCCTGGCGAGCGCAGTGCAGCCGCGATACCGATAGGCTCGCACGAGGCAAGGTGCTCAACGACGATCGCGCCGACTGGCGGCAGGCTTATGCATTGTTTACTGGCGATGTCGCTTATGTCTGGCACGCGGCTCTGCTCGGCGACGTCGCCGCCGTCGGGTTGGCAACTTGTGGGTTCCAGTTGCGCGCGCAGATCATCTGGGCGAAGCAACATTTCGCGCTGAGCCGTGGCGATTATCACTGGAAGCACGAATGCTGCTGGTACGCCGTGCGCGAGGGCAAGACCAGCTACTGGCAAGGCGACCGCACGCAGACCACAGTCTGGGAGATCGCCAATGGTAATCCATTCGGCAATCGACAGCGCGAACAGAGCTTTGGCCACGGCACGCAAAAGCCGGTCGAGTGCATGCGCCGCCCGATCGTCAACAACAGCCGGCCCGGCCAGCTGGTCTATGACCCGTTTCTTGGGTTGGGCACCAGCCTGATCGCGGCCGAAATGACCGGCCGCAGCTGCTGCGGTCTCGAGATAAGCCCCCGCTATGTCGATGTCATCCTGCGACGTTGGCAAGCCTTCACCGGGCGGACCGCGATCCATCAAGCGTCGGATCAATCATTCGACGAGCGCGCCGCCAGTCGGGACCGAGATCGATCAGGCTCAGCCGATGGCTAGAAAAGCGTTTGTCGTCAATGAGGCGACCCGCGAAAAAGTGCGCCACCTGGCTGGGGTCGGTGTCCGCCAGGACGACATCGCCAAGATCACCGGGTGCGCACCGAAGACCTTGCGCAAGCGGTGTCGTGATGATCTCGACCGCGGTGTGGCTGAGGCCAATGCCATGGTCTCCGGCTATTTGTTCGCCGCCGCCAAGGCGGGCAATGTCGCGGCACAAATCTTTTGGTTGAAAACACGCGCAAGTTGGCGCGAAGCGGCGGCGGACCGCCCGGTTCAGGACAGCGACGCCGACGCGCAGTCACCAGTAGTCCTCTTGTTGCCCGATAACGGCCGAGACCCCGAGCTGACGCGAGCGCTGCGAGACGCACAGGAGAAGCACTTGTCGAGAAAACCGCAGCGGTAACGGCGTGAACGGCAGACGCGATCGGAAGGGCGGGCGTGAAAGCCAAAAATACAGTGGGTGCTCTCCTTCAGAGCACCGTTCACCGGCTTCCTCACGCCGTAAGCAGGTGGCCTGGGCTCTCGGCAGGTGATGCATGGCATTTCCATTCGCAGCAACAATCGCCGCGCAGCCCGGACCGCAGACGGAATTTCTGCGGAGCTGTGCCGACATCTGCATCTATGGCGGCGCCGCAGGTGGGGGGAAGACCGCCGGACTGATCCTGGAGCCGCTGCGCCATGTCGGCCGGATTGCCAATTTCGCCGCCGTGTTCTTCCGCCGCACCATGCCCCAGATTACCAATCCCGGAGCGCTCTGGGATGAGAGCCTGAATTTCTACCCCCGGCTCGGCGGCACTCCGCATCTGAGGATGCGCGAGTGGCGCTGGCCGCACGGCGGCAAGATCAAGTTCTCTCACCTACAGTTCGAAACCACGGTTTACGACTGGCAGGGTGCGCAGATTACGTTGATCTGCTTCGACGAACTGACACATTTTTCGGCGCATCAGTTCTTTTACATGCTCAGCCGGAACCGCTCGACCTGCGGTGTGCGGCCTTATATCCGCGCCAACTGCAACCCAGACGCGGACTCTTGGGTCGCCGATTTCCTGGCGTGGTGGATCGATCCCGAGAGCGGACTGCCGATCCCCGAGCGGGCCGGGGTTCTTCGTTATTTCGTCCGCATTGCCGAGAAAATTGTGTGGGCCGATCGACCCGAAGAATTGATGCAAGACCTCTTACGGGGCCACGGTCTGCCGCCGGGCATCGACCCGCCGCTGCCGATGAGTGTCACTTTCATCCCGGCGACGGTATTCGACAACCCGGCGCTGCTGCGGGTCAACCCGGAATATGTCGGCTGGCTATTGTCGTTGCCGATACTTGAGCGCGAACGGCTACTGGGCGGTAATTGGAAGATCAGACCCGCAGCGGGGCTGTACTTCAGGCGTGAGTGGTGTGCCGTCGTTGACGCGATCCCGGCCGACCTCGACGTAGTCCGGTATTGGGATCTCGCCGCCACTGAAAAAACCGAGTTCAACGACCCCGACTGGACGGTCAGCATCAAGCTCGGCCGCGACAAGAACGGCGGCTACTGGCTGTTGGATATGGTGCGGG